AAAACCACCAGCAACCACTCCAACAGCAGCAAGAACACCAGCAGGTTCAGGTTCAACACCTCCACCAAGACCAGCAGCAAGACCTTCTGGGCCAGTTCTTTCAAAGAAAGATGGAGTAGAAGGAATAGGAGTTGGTGCTAATTTTAAAGCAAGAGCATTTAGTGCCGCAGAGAAGTCCCGTTATTCAAGTGTTGCCGCACAAAATGCTGCAAAAAGTTCTGCTTCAACTGGAACACCAAAACCATCTTCACCAACTCCTGCTGCGTCGGCACCAAAACCAGCAATTGGTGTATTGGGCAAAACTTCATTTGAGAGAAGAACTCCAACATCTGCTGAATTGAGAGCAGCACAAGGAGAAAGAGAAAGACAAAAAACTGCTGGAGAAAATACTAGTACAAAACAGAATTCAGAAAAGGCACTTCAAGCAGCACAGAAGACCAATCTTCCTACAACTGGACCAACTCCTGCAATTCCTAGTGCGTCAAGTGTTGCAGCAGATGTAGCAAAGGCAAACTCTCCTGCTGTTATAAATAGACCAGCACCAGCAGGTTCTGCACTTGCTGCACAACAAGCACAACAAAAATTAAAACCTCCAACTCCAGGAACAGGTATTATGCAAAAACAATCTTACGAGTGGCCTTCTGCAAAAACAATTAGAGATATTGCAGGTGCTTACTCTTCAATCTACGAAGCAAAGAAAAAAGTAGACCAAGACCAAGATGGTGATAATGACTTTGCGGATGTAAGAGTTGCGAGAATGATTGCTTCTGGTGTTCCCAAAGCAAAAGCAATTGCTATGGTGAAGGATAAGTCTTACAACGAAGAAGTGGAACTTTGGGTAAATGAACTTTTAGAAGAAGGTTATGACCTAAGTGAATATACTTGGGAAGATATGTTTGAGATTTATGAAGCAACTGCGATGGCTAAGAGAGGTTATGATGAGACTTCAATTCGTAATAAGATTGCAAAATCAACAGGTGGCGGAGAGTCTGCTGATAGAGCAACCGCATTAGCAGACAGACAAACCTATGGAAATATACCAAAGCAAGCATCAAGAGAAAAACTTGCAAGAACGCAGAGAGGTGATTTCCGCAGAACAACTTCTTCTGATTATGGTCTTCGTTTGGGTGCTCATAAGTCTGATGACCCTGCTGTAAAAGCAAAGCAGGCAGCAAGAGGAAAGCAAAGAAGTGCTTTGACCCCCAAGGAGAAAAAGATGCTCAATAGAGAGGCATATGAGGCATACGAGTTTGTAGCATCATATCTTCTCGAAAACAACTTTGCATCAACAGTTGATGACGCAAATGTGATTATCAACAATATGAGTGAGGGTTGGTTCGATCAAATTATGGAAGAAAAGAAACCTCTTCCTGTTGCTAAAATGAAAAGAAAGGAAAGCAAACTCCTTGATAATGAAGAGGGACAACTACAAGCACTAAGAACTGATGTTGGTTCTAAGGAAAGAAAGGCAAGAATGAAAGAACTTCAAAGATTTGATAACATCAATAGTGTAAGAACAAGTGTTGCTAAGAGAGGTGGTAAGCAACAGCATTCAATGCCTGAAATTGGAAGATACAAACCAAAAGACGAAGATTGATATAATATTACAATTTATTAAGCACCTTGACAGGTGCTTTTTTTATGACTATAATCACTCTGTTAGGGTTGAAAGATAAGTTATATCTAAATAACTTGAAGATTATTAAGGGCCCGAATGAGTTATGAAAACCCTTGGTTATATCAAGGAAAAGTTTTTGAGACGGAAGATATTGGAGAGCATTTTGGATTTATCTACTTAATAGAGTGCGAAGAGAACAGTAGAAAATACTTAGGAAGAAAATACTTTTGGTCTTTTAGAACTCCAAAAGGAAAGAAAAGAAAAGTAAAACAAGAAAGTGATTGGAAGAAATACTATGGATCCTGCCCTGAACTGAAAGACGATATTAAGTTATTAGGTAAAGATAAGTTCAAAAGAAGTATTCTGTCTCTTCATAAGACATTAGGTAAGACAAACTACGAAGAGACTAAACAATTATTTTTGAATAATGTTTTGACGGAAGCACTTGACGATGGAGTGCCAAAGTATTATAATTCCAACATACTTTCAAGGTATTTTAGGAAAGATTATTTTTATGAAACTTCACCTCAAAAAAATCTGTAATGATACAATACAACAACATATTGATCGTATGCACGATTTGTGTGAAGAGGGTAGAGCAAAAGATGCGAAATGTATCTATGATGAAATCCGTGATTGGGTAATTCAAAAAGAAAACCTTGAAGTATTATCACTTGATTATATCAGTGGAAACTTTTTAGATTTTTAACCATTTCTAAATACTCTGATATAATGCAAAAATCCATTTTTGGATTCCTATTATGAGTAGGTTTTAATATTATGAGAATTTGATCGTGAAAATTAGAGCCGTGGAAGGTGCCTACCGAGAGGTTTGGTGTACCCCCCTTTTATACGGATGTAGAGTTCAATTAAACTAAATGCAAAATTTCTTTACAGTAGCCTTGCCTCTCTTGGCAGCGGTTACAACCAATACGGCAACACTGCCTGGTTTATTTCCTCCCCCTCCTGTGAGTGGACCACCACCATTTTCTGTTATTAGGGAGTTTGAGACCAAGACAGCGACCAAAGAGGTTGCTCCCGAAAAGCCAAAAGATAAAAGGTTAATTTGTAAAGGGTGTAATGAAAGTGAAAATGCCACCTTGGCATTTCTCCAAGATTATGGTGTTAAAGACAGAAACGCCCTTGCTACCATCATGGGCAACATTAAGCAGGAATCAACATTCCAATCTAGTGTTTGTGAAGGTGGTAGTATAACGTCATACTATAACTGCTCAGGTGGTTATGGTTTGATTCAATGGACATCTGCGAATCGTTATTATGGATTGGGTGATTTTGCTAAGAAGTATGGTGGTTCTCCATCATCACTTCAAACGCAACTTCGTTATCTAACAAATGAAGTTCAGTGGAAGAGGATTGAGGAGAAGATGAAAACTCCTGGCAAATCTATCTACTCTTACATGGACTATGCGTATAGTTGGATTGGTTGGGGGCATCATGGTGCTCGCACATCTTATGCCCATGATTATGCTTCTCGACTGGTTCGAGTAGAAGTCTAATACAATTTAATAGTTGAGGGGTCTTGACATATGATCCCTCTTCATCATATAAATACTTCAAAAAGAATAATGGAAACTTTATTTAAATCTTTGAGTGATGCTCAGGCGTCACTTTTTTTGTTATTCCAAAAAACCTGGGTTTATCATTGGCATATTGTTGGACCTGACTTTAAACAAATTCATGATTTGTTTGGAGAACAGTATGTTGCTATTCAGGAAGAGGTTGACCGCATTTCGGAGCATATGAGATTTTTGGGAATTAAACCTATTAGTTCTTTATCCAGAGTTGTAGAAGTCTCTGGAGTTGGAGAAGCAAAAACTAATATTTCTGAAATGGAAATGATTAAAGATTTGCTTGAGGGACATAAAAAAATCATAGATATGTTAGGTGAAGTTGCTGAAGAAGCAGAAGCACAAAAGTCAAGAGGAACTGTTAATCTTGTTGATGATTTAAACGAAGCACACGGTAAGTTCGTTTGGATGTTGAGATCTTTTCTAGAATAAAAATTAATGTTATAATTAAAATACTTGACGAATTAAAACGGATGAATTAAAATGTTAAAGGTCAGATGCAAAATGTGCAACAAAGAGTTGCACTCACATCCAACACAGACTAAGTGTTGTGGATGTGACAATTTAACCACAGTAAAAGATGATAAAATTACTGCATTAAATTTGAGTTTGGTAGAGTTAATATCAAAACCAAATCAACAAAGTAATTCTTCTTCTCTTTTTACAAGAGAAGATCTTGCATATCAAGAATCAAGAAGAAACCGTAAAATTAGAAAAATGGAGTTTGAAATTAAATGAGTTGGGAAACCCCAAACCTTTCTAAAGGTGATATTGAATTACTTACAATCGCATTGGATGAGTATCTTTATGCGTCAAATTTAGAAGTTCCAGATATGCCTAAAATTGAAAAACTTTTGCATCGATTGGAAGATCATTTAGATAAGTTTTGACAGATCTTCCAATAACTGATATGATAATCTTATATTAATGAAGCAAATGAAAAAGTTTACGGTAGAAGAATTTCAATCAGACTTTGATAATCTACTAGAAAGAGTAGAAAATGGAGAATCTTTTATAGTCACCGATGAAGGAAATGAAGTAGTTATAATGCCAGCAAAGGATTATGAGTACATAGTGGATGGTTTAGAAGAACACGACGACCTGATTCGAATACACACGGATCACGAAGAGGGTTGTTGAATTTTTGGGAGTATAGCTTAATGGTCAGAGCGGCCTGCTTATAACGGGTTGGTCTGGGTTCAACTCCCAGTATTCCCATAGTCACGGAGAGACTTTAAAAGTACTGGTGGAGTCAGTATTTAATACGACCCTATTCTTACATATATTAAAGGAGAGTTGCATAAACTTTCCTTTTTTGGTATGATAATACAAAATATTTTATTATATGAAAATTGCTTTAATTACTGGTATTACTGGACAGGATGGATCATATCTTGCCGAACTCCTTTTAGAAAAAGGTTATGAAGTTCATGGTATTATTCGTCGTAGTTCTCTCATTAATACACATCGTATCGATCACATTTATGATAAATTAAAGTTGCATTATGGAGATTTAACTGACTCAACAAATCTTGTTAGAGTTATTCAGTTAGTTCAACCTGATGAGATTTATAATCTTGGTGCTCAAAGTCATGTAAAGGTTTCTTTTGATATGCCTGAATATACAGGACAAACAGATGCTCTTGGAACTCTTCGTGTTCTTGAAGCAGTTCGTTTGCTTGGAATGGAAGATAAGGTTCGTATCTATCAAGCATCTACTAGTGAAATGTTTGGATTGGTTCAAGAAGTTCCACAGAAAGAAACTACACCATTTTACCCACGTAGTCCTTATGGATGTGCTAAGGTTTATGGATACTGGATCACAAAGAACTATCGTGAGGCATATGGAATGTATGCCTGTACTGGCATTCTTTTCAATCATGAGAGTCCTCGTCGTGGTGAGACTTTTGTGACACGTAAGATTACTCAGGCACTTTCCAGAATCTCTGTTGGTATGCAAGATTGTTTATATCTTGGTAATCTTAATGCTAAACGGGATTGGGGACATGCTAAAGATTTTGTAGAAGCAATGTGGTTAATGCTTCTACAAGATCAACCTGATGATTATGTAATTGCTACTGGTAAGCAGTATTCAGTTAAAGAATTTGTAAATGCTGCTGGACCTTACTTTGGTCTTCATATTGAATGGGAAGGTGAAGGACTTGAGGAAGTTGGAGTTGAAAAATTTAGCAGAAAACCAGTCATTCGTGTGAATCCTAAATATTTTAGACCGACTGAAGTAGAGACTTTATTAGGTGATGCCTCTAAGGCAAAGAAGAAATTAGGTTGGGAACCTAAGATTTCTTTCGAACAATTAGTTGAGGATATGTGTATTCATGGACAGTGATTCTAGAGTATTAGTTGCGGGAGCCAATGGAATGGTTGGCTCTGCAATTGTTAGAAACCTTGAGAGTAAAGGATATAAAAATATTGTAAAAGGAACTCGTCAAGTTATAGATTTTACTGATCGGCAACAAACTGAGATTTTTTTTAGAATTGAAAAACCAGAATATGTTTTTGTTGCTGCTGCCAAAGTTGGTGGCATTATGGCAAACAATAATTATAAGGCAGATTTTTTAACTGAAAACTTACAGATTCAAACAAATATTATTCAACAGTCTTATAATTTTGGAGTTAAGAAACTCCTGTTTCTTGGTTCTTCCTGTATCTATCCCAAGTTTGCAACTCAACCAATTAGAGAAGACCAGTTGATGACTGGTGCTCTGGAACCAACAAATGATGCCTATGCAATTGCAAAAATTGCTGGAATTATGATGTGTCAGGCATATCGACAGCAGCACGGATTTAATGCCATTTCTTTGATGCCTACAAATCTTTATGGTCCCAATGATAATTTTGATTTGGAAAAATCACATGTTCTTCCTGCGATGATTGCTAAGTTTCATTATATGAAAAAGCATGGATACGTTATTGATATGGGTGGACCTTATTATGGTTCTGTAAAACTTTGGGGAGATGGATCTGCGATGAGAGAATTTTTACATGTTGATGATCTTGCAGAAGCTTGTTATACTTGTATGCGGAACTATGATGGTGCAGAGCACATTAATGTTGGAACTGGTGAGGACGTAACAATTAAAGAACTTGCACACACAATTTCTGATGTTGTTGGATTTATGGGTGATGTAGAGTGGGATAAAACAAAACCAAATGGAACTCCCCGTAAAGTTCTTAATGTGGATAAAATTAAATCTCTTGGTTGGAAACCTAAAATTGGTCTTCGTGAAGGTATTGAATCAACTTATGAATGGTATGTTGAAAATGTCAATTAATAATTTCCCAAGCATTTATTGTGCAAGTCTAAAAGAAAGCAAAGAACGACAAGAGAATATAAAAAAACAATTTTTAGATAATGGTATTGAATCATTTCAATTTTTGTTATCTGAAAGATTTGAAAATACAGATGATATAATAGAAGGATTGAAAACTCATTATCTTGATCATGGAACAAAAGGTGCAATAACTTCACATCTTAGAATGATAAATTATTGGTATAATAATACTGATGAACCTTATGGTTTCTTTTGTGAAGATGATCTGAGTTTGGAAACTGTTCAGTATTGGAATTTTACTTGGACTGAATTTATTGAAAATCTACCAGAAGATTGGGATTCTATCCAATTAATGTGTGCAAGTGAAAATTCTGGTGATGTGCGATTGAGAAAAAGAACTTGGGATGATTTCTCTGTTGGTGCTTATATTGTTACAAGAAAGTTTGCAAAAGTTTTAATTGATGCTTTTATTAAAGATGGTAAATTTTTACTAGAGTTTCCTGATAACCCTGATTGGGTTCCTTTAGCAGAACATTTAATTTATTACACTCCAAAAAGTGTTATAGATAATGTAAAACCAGAGTATAATGTGTTTGTTCTTCCTTTATTTGTAGAAGAAATAAAATTTACTACTACATTTTTTGATAGAAAATCAAAATACTGGGGAGAAGATACAGGAGTTTATAAAGAAACGCATAAAGGACATCATATTGATTCCTATCAAAAAGTTTTAAATTGGTGGAAAACAATTGGTAAAAATTTAACTATTGAAGAAATTATGAACCTATGAAATTTTTAACATTTTTAAATAGTGGATGTATAGACATCTGTAAGAATATGTTGATTTCTGCTGAGAAAGTGGGAATCAATATGGATGATTTTTATATTGCTTGTTTGGATGATAATTCTTATCAGCAACTTAAAGAATATAAAAATTGTTTTTTGTATTTAAATCAATCTATTTTGGAGTATCAAGATTGGACATTTGACGAAAGTAGTGGATTTCGTCAAATTGTAAAAAATAAATGGCAAATTATTAAAAAAATATATCAAGAAAATAAAGAATTGTGTTGGGTTGATACTGATATTGTTTTTGTTAAAAATCCAATTGAATACCTAACAGGACATCAAGAAATTCTTTTTCAGGGAGATTGTCCTGGATCTACTTTGTGTTCAGGGTTTATGGTATTTAATCAGTCCAAAGAGTGTGAACAAATAGTAAATGAATGTGCTTCTGCGATTGATGCCGATGATCAGTTAATTATAAATGAAATAATAATTAACAAATATCCAAATAATGCTGCAATTTTAAGTCGTGATTTGTTTCCAAATGGTTATGCGTATTATACTGAAGGTAAAAAGGAGAATGCGTTAATTGTTCATAATAATTGGATGGTAGGTGTAGAAGAAAAGACTAAAAAATTTAAGGAGGAAAAATTATGGTTCTTATGAATAATGATGCGTTAAGACCTGCATCTATTTCCCCAACATATCCTCCATACCATACTGGAGAATATCTTGAAGAATATTTCTTTAAAAGGTGGAACGAAGAAAATATTGAAACCGATAGACAATACATTGATGTTTTTTGGACAAATAATTTTTGCAATTCTATGTTTGCAGGACAGCAATACGAAAACGTTCAAGAGCAATTAGATTCAGTTCTTTTATCTAATGGGAAATATTTTACAGTATCTCAATTTGATGACGGACCTTTTGAAAAATTTCCAGAAGATACTTTAATTTTTTCTGCTGGTGGAAATCGTGAAGGGGATGATATTATTCCTATTCCTTTGATTTGTAGTTCTATTCCAAAAGAATTAATTCCAAATAAAGAAAAAACTATTCTTGCTTCTTTTGTTGGTTCTAGAGATACTCATCCAATTCGTATGGATATGTGTAATCATTTATCTGGAAAGGAAGGGTATGAGATTTCTGCTGGAAACTGGTCTACGACAGTCCCTATGGACAACTTTAAGAAGTTTCTGGACATAACCTGCTCCAGCAAATTTGGACTTGCTCCAAGAGGTTATGGGAAGAGTAGTTTTAGAATGTATGAAATTCTTCAACTAGGAACTGTCCCAGTTTATATTTCAGATGTTCATTATCTTCCTTGGACTGATGAACTAGATTGGAATGATTTTTGTGTTCCAATAAATGAAGATGAGATTGAAGATATTGATACTATACTAAAATCTATTTCTGATGTAGAATATAATAATCTATTAGAAAATGGAAAAAAAGTTTATGAAGAGTATTTTACTCTTGAAGGTATGTTTAAAAAAATTATAAAGAGGATTAGTTCATGAAAACATATTATGATAAGTTGAAAGAATTACTTACTCCTTATGATCTTGGTTTTACCAAGATGAGAATTGGTCCTCCTTGTGATGGTGGATATGTAATTTATCAAGAACCATTATTGAGAACTAGTGATGTTTATTCACTTGGAATAGGACCAGTTTGTGGATCCGATTTTCAATTGGCACAAATGGGAAAAATCATACACATGTATGATGCAGAACCTTTTTACCACAATGAGCACCCAAACTATCGATTTAAACAAATTTATGTAACATCAGAAGTTATCGATAATGAACTTGAATCTATCGATGATAATAATCTTCTTATGTGTATGGATATAGAAGGTGGTGAATATGAAATTTTGTCTAATATGAAAGAAGAAAACCTTTTAAAGTTTTCTCAGATTTCTATTGAGATTCACTGGATTGGTGGTGAAAATCGTATTGTGGAAGGAGTACCTCAGAATGGTGGTAGGGCACTTAATGATAATGGTGAGTCTGTCATTAGAATGTTTGAAAAATTAAATAAACATTTCTATTTGTATCATATTCACGTTAATAATGGTGCCAACCCATTTGAAGATTTTCCTGATGTAATTGAATGTTCTTATCTAAGAAAAGATATGTGCATTCATACTGATAAGGGAAATTATGTTACTATACATAAGGAGACTAAACCATATCCTTTAGTTGGGTTGGATTACCCAAATTACACAGGTCAAAGTAATCTGGCAATAAATGATAAACTTGATTGGTGGTTATGATACCTAAAAATATATTTCAGTCTTGGATAACTAAAGATCTTCATCCAGAAATACAAAAAAAAGTTGATTTAACAAAACAGTTAAATCCTGAATATAATTATCAACTTTATACTGATTCAGAAATTGATGAGTTTGTAAATACCTTTTATCCAGGAGAAGTATCGGAATGTTTTAACAGATTAAATGTTCCCGTAGCAAAGGTTGATTTTTGGAGATACCTGGTTCTTTACAAATATGGTGGAATATATGTTGACTTGGATTCATCTATCAATACTTCATTAGATAGTTTTATAAAAGAAGATGATACTGCCATTATTACAGCAGAAACTAATCCAAATACTTTCGTTCAATGGGCTCTGATATTTGATAAAGAACATCCAATTCTAAACAAAGTTATTGAATTGGTTGTTGATAATATTCAAAATAATTCATATCCAAATGATATATTACAAATGACAGGACCTCAGGTTTATTCCAAGGCAATAATGTCATTGCACTACGATTTGTTTGGTGAGAATTTAAATTTTAATA